GCGGGAAATATAATGCCTTCATCGTGTTTCCAGTCAAGCGTCTTCACCTTTGAAGGCTCGCTTTTCGGCATATCGCCGCCGTCACAAAACCAATAGGCTTTTTTAACGGCTTCTTCGAAATCCTTGTCGGGAATTTCCTCGGTGTACAAAACATTCACTGTGATGTACGCTTTTTCAAGGTCTGTAAGCTCATCAAGCTGTAATACCTCAAAAAGATTGAGTACAATGCGAAAATCGCTGTTTATGCCGTATCTTTTGCCGCCTACATCAAGGCTTTTCGGAAGTACGCCTATCACGTTGCAGCACCCTTAATATTATTGATATATTTGTCAAGCTTGCCTTTGTCGAGCATATCGGATATATGCCTGCTTTGGTTTTTGCTTGCCTGTGTAACATCTGCTCGAATTATGGGTACTATCGCATTCATAAAGGTTTCAAAAATACATTCGCCCTCATCATTTGCAGGTGTTAAACAGCTTACATCACCGAAAACCGCCTTTGACGTACCCTTTCCGAATGCATAGTCTATTTTTTCCTTTATGGTCGTATCAAGCAGTGCTTCCGCCTGCATTTCCGTTACATCATCGGGCAGAGTATCTTTGAATTTTCGGAGCGCTTCAAGCGTTTCGTTTATCCTGTTCGGGAGATTTTTGTCTGCAAGATTTACTTTTATAATGTTGTCGGGATCTCCGTTTATGTCGTATGTTTTATATCCCGTATCAAAATTTATGGACGGCATTTATACCCCTCCTCGTTACGGCTGTGGCGGCGTAAATGTGGGAACTTTATTTGCAATAGTTGCTGTTCCCTGCACTCTTTCTCCGTCAAAATGTACGTTATATGGAATGGATATACCGCCCTGCGGACCGCCGTAAGACTGCGGCTTTATAACTGCATACTCCGTCCATGCGTCAAAGGATCCCGTTGTCTTATCCACAACAACTTCTAAGACCTTTGTGCGGCAAGCGTCCCCCGTTAAGCGGTTCATAGCTATATCTTTGACCTTTGTATAAAAATCACCGTCTGAGGGGTTTGCATAGTATGTATCAACACTTATGCTCGGCTCATAGCCGTTGTCGTTTACTCTTGTTTCGTCAAGAATGTTTTTCTTTGTTTCAACGTCGGGATTAAGTTCAATGCTCATATCTTCAACATCTTTACCGACAAGATACCAGCTCGGTGTTAAGCCGCCGAAGGTCGTATCTATATAAAAAAGATGGGCAGACCTTTTAAGCTTGCCCATTGTGTTTGTTTCCGGCATATTATCTCTCCTTTAAAATTCTATTGTGTATTGTACTTCAATTTGCAGCTGATACCGCAAGCCTTTTATAACATTTCCCTGAGGCACTTCGTACAATGTGCCGCCGCCTGTTGATACAGCGGTTATTTCGCCTGTATGCACAATGCCGTCAAGCTCGGTCGTTATCTCTGCGCCCATCTGCTTTGAAAGCCATATCGACAGATTTGTGATCGCTTCACTGTTGGTCATGCGCTCAAAGTCGTTTATGCCGCTGAACGTTGAGTACAAAATAAAACTGTGCTGCCGTTTCTGATTTCCGAGAATATCTTCCGACAAAAGCGAATCACCAACGGAAGAAAGCCCGTATGAAGTCGGTGTATTCCCTGCAAAATCAATGTTGATATCATTGCATACAAGAGCAATTTCGGGAAACTGCAAAAGCATTTCTTTTGTTTTCTCAATAACGTTTATACCGATCACCTCAGCTTCTTTTTTACGCCCTCAAATATTTCGTCTTTGTATCTGCGTTTCATTGTTTCAAACCACATTCTTGTTGCTTTCGGGTTGCCGCCTCGCTTGTGATTTTTCTCAGCGTAATAGTCGCTTTTAGCAAACGGAGATGTGTATATAATAACTCCCGGCTCGGGTATCTCTGCCGAATCCCTCAATTGACCTGCGTTTTTATACTTCGGCAGGGCTACGGGTACAAACTCCGTCATTCTTTCAAGGCAAGTGCTGTCAATGTAATTCTGCGCCTCGGTAAACTTGTTTTTTCTGAATTTATCGCCTATCCATTGAAGTATTGCTTTCACGCTTACACCGCCTTTATCTCGTAATCGGGAATACTGCCGTATAAAACGCTTTTGACCTCGTTTATTACCGCATATTCGGGGTAAAGCTGCCTGAATTGCGCCATGCTTTGTGATTCGGCTTGCTGTGTGCTTGTGTCAAAAATAAAATCAATTGCGTTTATTACAATAATATCGCCCTGCTTTGGGCGGTAATTATCGGCTCTGTATTTGTCTGCGTATATGCGAACGGTCAAAAAGCCGCTGGTTTCATGCGTGCCCGTTTTTGTACTCTCCGTGCGTTCGTCAAAGAAATATACATTTTGAAAAACGTGTTTTGTATACGTATCACTTTCGTATACGGTACAATCCCCCGTTACATCAAGCTTTTGTACGTTTACTTGTTTGTGCCAGAACAGCGGAATATTCTCCTCTATGCCCTGCAAAGGCACGCCGGCTGTACGCCATTTCTGCCCGAAAAATTCAACGATCCTGCTGTCCCAGTCGTTTGTATCGCCCTTTGGTATCCCGAGCATTAAGCCTTGTAATACTGTCGTATCTTCCGATCTATCGGCTGTATTCGTTGTCGGCTGTCCTGCAAGCACATTGCTTATCGTTTGAGCTGTACTGCCCGAATACAAAAGAATATCAATTCCCTTGAGCATTTGTTTCAAGCTCATACACCTCCATAGCTCCGTACCGCTGTCTTACGATACCGAGGTCTTTTAGCTCGCTTCGGAGAAAATAAAGGCTCTGCCCTGCGTTTAAGTACGTCATAGACACAGCATACCCCATCCCGCTTTGGCTCGTTTGCGCCGCCGTTAAATCGCCGTCGGAATACGTCTGCAAGGCTCTTTTCACGCTGGTGACTATGACCGACTTTACAGCCGTTTCAAGGTCTTCGTCTGCCTCTATCATAGCGTCTAAATCTTTGCCATACCGTTTCGCCGTAAGCCTGAGCTTTGCGCAGGCAGTGTTGATAAGGCTTTCTGCCTGCTCCTGCTCATGTGCGGTAAGATTTGCCGAAAAAAGTATAACGTCACTTAAAGCCGCATATACCGCACCCATTAAGACGCCGCCTTTATAAGCGCAAAAGCGGCAGGGTCGAGTATACCCCAGCCGAGATACATTTCACCTCTGATGTAGATTTGGTTGTGCCCTTTAAGATCGCCGAGTGTTGCGTCATTATCGGGGTTGCCGTACTTGATGATCTCGATAGGTATTTCTTTTGCATATCCCCAGCGGAAGCCGTTTGTAAAGTCACCCACAATAGCCCTGTCGAGTGAGGAATTTGCGGAAAGATTTGATGTTGTTTCTGCCCTCAAACCGTTGATAACACTCGGGCTGCTGCCCCATGCAAGCTCGGGGTAAAGCTTTGCGCCGTCGTCTGTTCTCTGAGCCGCAAGGGAGCTTCTGAAAGCAGGTGCGAAAATAATGCCGTTTACGTCACGCTCTGCACTCTGCACTATTGCGATTGCTGATTCTACATTGTCATCGGGTGTATCAGCGGCGGCAATTGTAACAACGGAGCTGCCCGTCAGCTGGCTGTCAAAGTTGTTTGTGCCGATAATTGCCGAAGCCTGCGCCGTTCTCGGGTTGATACCGTGAAAAGCCATAAGATCGAGACCCTTAGCTGCTTTTCGTGCAAAGCCCTCTGCGAATACCGAAAAATAATTCATCTGCACTTCTTCCGTTGCATACAAAAATTCGTCCGAGATACGGCAGCCGTACTCGATTTTAAGCGGGATTATAGTTCTTGTGCCAACAGTTGCGCCGCCTACGCCCTTTGCACCGTTTTCGGCAACAATATCAACCTCTTTGTCCAGCGTGAACGTAAATTCTTTGGTACCGTTAAACGGTATAGGGGTTGAACCGCAAAGCTTTGCGATAGCCGACGCTCCCGTTGTATTCTGTACAAATTCGGGAATAAGCACCTCGGGAAAAAGATTCCCTTTTGATAAAATACTGCCCATAAATATTAAACCTCTCTTATTCGTTATTGTTTACAAGCGAAGCCGTAAATGCTCTTAAAGCGGACGTTTTGCTGTCGTCTGTGCCGCTGTCTGCGTTTCTCAAAGGGGCGGTTTTTTTTGCGCCGCCGATATACTTTGAAAGTGTTTCAGCGTCTTTTCTTATTTCGTCTTCGGTACTGCCCGAAAGTCTGCCCGCAAGTTCAAAGGGTATGCCTGTTTCGTGGGCGATTCTCGTTTTTACCGAGGCGGTCTCGTAGCCCTTGATTTTCTCCTGCATATCCGCAAGCTTTATATCGTACCCTTGATATTTCTTTGCGTCTTCTTCGGCTTGCTTAGTCATTGCGCCGAGTCTTTGTTCATACTCGGTCACCTTTTGTTTTAAATCGTCGTAATCTGCGTATTTTTTTCCGACTGTTTCACGCTCGCGGCGAAGTCTTTCTGAAATAGCAGCGTCAAACTTTTCTTGTGTGTCTATAATTTCAAATGGCATATTTATTCCCCCATATTATCCCTGTGGTATCAGGTCTGTTTATACAAACAAAAAGTCAATAGCTGACTCTTTGCTTTTTGCGTTCTTTAGCGTTTGCGCAGGCATAATGGGCAAGCGTTATACTTTCAAGCAGAGATATGTCCGCACCCTCCAAAATAGAGTTATAGCCAAACCCTCCGCCCGTGCCTATGCTTCTGTGTTCGCTGTTTGATACTGCCTGTTCGAGTGCGGGCTGCGCTGCGTGACAGATCTTACCGGCAAAAAAATTTTGCTCAAACTGCGTGTTAGCCTCAATAACTTGATATACTTTCGGCAGTGTAATTTTGCACTTAATGCCTGCGTTTTTCATATCCTGTTCAAGCAATGTCTGACCGTTTGCGCCGTCAATGATAACGTGCTCACACTTTGGATTTCTCAAATACTCGATTATCCAACCGTTACCGTCTCGGGTGCTGCGGCAGTCTATCGCTTCAACAAATATTTTTTCGCCTGTTTTTACGGCAACGGACAAAGAAACGGTATCTTTGACTTTTGCGTACTTTACACCGAAGAAAAGCTTCGTATCGGCAGTGATAACAGGCTTTTCTTTTGTTTCCGTTTCCTGCCACTCCTTGCGGCTGATAGCCGATTTTTGGTTGTACCGTATCCACAGCCCCAAACGCTGAATGTTATCGTCCGTGCGTGATGTTACGGGGTCGCCCAGTTCGGAGCGAATCGTTCTCTCGGACAATATCGTGCCTAAAGACGGGTTTGTTTCATACCACAAATCAACATTGTGTGCGTCCGTCATTTCGGGAATGCTCCACTCAGCCCAGCCCGAATCTTCGTTGTTTCCGCTTAGCGTATTCCTGCGGAAATTGAGAAACACCGTACCGGAAGATACCGCCGTCGGAGGTGTTCCGCACATGAGCGTCTGAGGGTTTTTGCTGTCGGTTACAACGTATTTCAATGCCGTTTCCTGATCTGCTGTATACTCCTGCGCCTCGTCAATTATAAGCAGGTCGTAGCCCTCGCCGAGTCCGCCTTTTGATGAACGTGTGCGAAAATTTATTACACCGTCGCCGTCAAGCCATTCTATGCGTTCAAGCCCGAATTGCTTAGTTGTTTTGAAGTCCTCTTTTTCGGTATAGCCCATCTTTGACAGACGTTCGATTACTTTCTCCCACGTTGAATGAGATGTTGTTGTCCTGTGCGCCGTGTGCAAAACTCTCTCGCCGTGGATAAGCCCCCAGCACTCACGCATTATGAGTATTTCGCTTTTGCCGTTTCGCCTGGGAACGGAGTAACCGAACTGCATATGACTCCAAAGCCCCTCGGAATTTACAGCCATAATGTCGTACATCATAAGCTCCTGCCACTGTTGAGCCGTTCTGCCGGATTTGTTGTAAAGCTCTATCGCCTGCCCGCCCTTTGTGTCGCTGTACGGCAGTATCAGGGAGGTTGTAGGGGTTTGCCGTCCGAGTCTTTTCTCGG